TGTTATGTCTTTCTTTGGTATAAACTCTGTGTTACTGTATATAGACACAACCACATCTTCAACATATGTTTTAACTATAACACGATCAACGTCGGTTGAGTCTGTAACAATTTCAGGTTTCATTCCAGTAAACAATCCGGAACTAAATGCCGGTCCAACCAATACCCAGCTCGAGCCATTAAATAGATTCAACTGTTGGTTTTTAGTGTCTACCCAGATGTCGCCCGTTATGCTATTTCCAACTGTCGGAGCACTATTTCCTTTTTTAATAGAACCCGATGATTTCCAAGTGTTACCGTCATAAACTTTTAGATCTTCAACACCGTTACTCTTATCATACCAAAGCTGCCCTTCGATCGGATTTGTTGGAGGGGTGGTATTTGCAAAATTTTCCAAAAGGTGTAGGAAATTTTCAGATATATCTACACCATAGCCTCTGGCATTCCTTCCTGGAAATACCAAACTGGTTTGTTCATTTGCAGTTCCATCATTTACAATGATAGAACCTTTACCAACATAATCTGTAAATTTAATTGTGTAAGACATTATCCGTTAAACCCCGACAAGCTCTGTATACGAATCGTATAATCTATCTGTATAAGCCTATTAAGGCTTTTTTGCACAGGATGAAATATAACATGTGTGAGCAATTTACCTGTACCGCTCGAGTCATAACTTAACAACCCAAGCTCGTCAAATGTAAATTGATTGTTAATATCATTTGCATTATCAAACGCTTCTTGCCCAGCTGGTTCACCGTAATCTAACAAACAAGAAACTACTACATCTGTATACACTGTTCCAGTAATATGTCTAGTTTCTAATCTATTTCTTGTTGGATCTAGATTAGTTACACTACGATTATCCACAACCTTTTTATAAGTTTGATAATACAAAGTACTATTAGTACCTACACTATTTGGTGTCAAATATGTAATAATACCTGTAGGATCGACGTTAGTTCCACCGTTACCAAATGCCATTTCGTAGATAAATCCGCGTCCTTGATTCGATAAACTTTGTGCTAATGCTACACTCATATTTTCGTAATGGATAGCATTACGCTTATTGATGTAAACATCTCCAGTCTCAGGATCAAAAATCTTAATGTGTCCTTCAACATGAAAAGGACCGTGTTCGTCTGGTTTGGTGTTCATTTCTTTATCCTGATCATTAATCTCTTGAGTATTAATATTGTCTTTTTCCATATTCTCTTCCACTTTATTTATTTAGGTAAATCCACCTGTCTTACTTTTAGGAACCTAGCAATGTCAGTATTACTGTCTCTTAATGAAGAATTTTCGTTGTATTTGAACCAAACTTTTCCAGTCCTACGAACGATTACAACTAGATCACCTGCATTAGGTGCTTCAGTTAACCTCACTACGTCGCTATTTTCGTTGACACTAAATTCTGCTTCGAGTTGTTTATCTCCCGCTCCCTTGTAACTGTCTTGTCCCAGTGCTTGATCATATATAGTCATTGGTGCTTTTCTTAAACGACGCCCTGCAACAAATACTTCGATCTCATCACATTGACCATAGTTGTATGGTATGCTTGGATAAGAAATAAGGTTTGCTACACCCGAGCCGGATCCAGTTCCGGTGGCAATAAATTTAGTTCCGACTGTGTTGCTGTAAGCACCAATCAATTTAAAATTAGTTGTACCAACTACTGCTATAGTATATTCTGTTCCAACAACAAAGCTGCCAGCATTGATCGGAACAGCATTAGTTTCTCTATACCATTCTTTATAAATTGTACTGTCATCGTCGATGGTGCCAACTGTCGGAGTTGGGGTAAAATCTAAATCAAAAATCTGTGTAGAACCATCTCCATAATGTGTCTTTTTTATTTCTTTATCTGTGTATGGAACAGTTGTTGATTGTCCGATATCAATAACCCTAGATCCCGCCGAAACATATTGATTTATCGAAGTACCTAGCGTACCACGACGTAGCTGTCTTAATATATTTCCGTCTTTAACAAAGTATTCGATACGCTCACCGGCAATTTCAATAACACAAGGTATACCGAGTCTTGCATTAGTTAATCCTGCAGGATCATCGAGAACTGCCCCGTCTGCAACTTCTATCCTTGTATCAAAATAATTAAATTCTTTAGCTAAGAATGTTATCTTTTCTTTATCCAAAGTCTTATAATGATTCCTGTTTAACATATCTTTGAATATGTTATATCCATAACTTGGACTTATAGTTTTATCGCTTGTTGTTACCACTTCGATGTAATCTTTACCTGTTAAGTTATCCGGTAATGTAACTCTTATCTGTCTACGATTATCTAGTACAACGTAATCGAAATTTGGTGAAAGTAACTTTCTATTTAATCCAACAAACACACCGCTAGTATCCGATACAACCCTAGGTAGGTCTATTATTCCACTAGTATTAATAGCTGAATTTAGAGGATCGTACTTAGTAGTATCGTATCTTAATGAATCGTAACTAGTTTTAAATCTAAAGCCTACGTTTTCTGATTTAATTTTCAAGATATCGTGATTTGAGAATGTAGTTATCTGTAATATTTCTTTGTTAACGATATTATAAGATTTAGAAATAACTATCTTATCATTCTCGATCTTATAGTCGCTGTCTAAGAATATTTCAACTGTTATCTCATCACCGTCGATTGCAACACCTGCATTTAGTGTTATCGAAGAAAATGCCGAATCGAATCGGTATTCAATCACCGGAGATAGTACAATACCATTTCGATAGACCTGTATGTCGGTTTGTTTTAGAAGATATGGCTCATATCTTAAATCTGGTATAAAATATACAGATCCATCATATATAAAGTTTTCACAGTCGGGTGATCTTAAAAATTCCCCATCTACTATAACAAGTGCTGCATGAGATAATGGGCCCAATACCGATGGTACTTGTTCTAAATCATATTCATACTGCCCAGCAACCATATTAGTGATCTGTAAATTCACTTTACTGAATTTTCTTATGTTTCCTTCGAGAATCATAACCTGTATTATTGAATTAAACGGTGGTGCTTGATCAAATTCAACTATTACATTACCTAAAGAAGTGTATGTGTCGTCGCTTTCTTTAAGAGTGTAATCTACCATTATACCGTTAACTGTTATATAAGCAGATACATTTCTAGTTGAATCTTGAACTAGGTCATAATGATATCTTGCTGCTGTTAAGAATTCTGTAGTGCTTCCATCGCCGATAAAATCTACTTTATCGAGTATATCATATGCTCCAGTATCTATTACAGTAATAGATACTCTAGCTCCGTATGCCGGAGCGTAATACATTTTTACAGTTTTTTCATAATAATCTACATCAAAATCTGCAAGATTATTGTCAACTAGCACAATTACACCGTCATTACTTGTAGGTAACTTGTCAATCTTAAAGTCAGTTGTTACACTATCTCCGGTATAATCTGTATTGTAAACGTTTGGTCCTCCAGCATTTGGAAGAGTATAGATTTTCATATTAAGAGCATCAACTAGTTGCCCTTGTATTAATTCCTCAGGCCCATGACTAGTATCTGCAGTGACAAACCTATCTCCGTCAATTACTATTTCTTCTGCTAATACACCTTTTGCTGTAGCATATGGTAAATCTCCGCCGATCAAGAATGAGTCTAAAAGATTCCTGTCTGTCGGTAATACTGTACCATCACTAGTACTCTTACGGAATAATACTTCACTTCCAATGAATTGTAAATTCACTGGTAAAATATCTGGAAATGTGATAACTTTAGAGTGTCCGTCGCCAACAAATGAATCTATAAACACATCATCTGGGGCAGTCGATAATCCATTTGCTAATACTGTACTTCCGTCGTATTGACTATAGTATGGATCGTCTACACGTTTTCCATCTATATAGACATTTATAACTTCGCCAGCTGCTGGAGTATATGGTAAAGTAAACGATCTAGTACTTCCATCGATTCCAACTATATAGTCGTCATTACTAGTGACTGTTCCGTCCCATGTTGAAACATCCCAATTTAAAACATCCCACCCACTGCTTACATCAAAATCTAAACTTACAATCGACACTCCACCGTAATCGACCCCTGTCATAAGTTGCCCTAGATCTTTACCATACTGTCCTGCCGAAGGATCGTAAGCATAGTTGATTCTATCTGCTGCAGAATATAGTCGTATATTTTTATAATAACCTATCTTAATAGTTGACCCTGCTGCAGGTGCATCAGTAAACGTAATAGTACCTTCTAATGCATTGTAGGTATCGTGTAAGGCTCGTGATAGAGCTACAGAATATTGTACACCATATATTTCAATATCATCAACTGTGATAGTAATTTTATTTTTGCTAGCTTCGGGAGCATATGACAACTTGAAATCTACTTTTGTTCCAGTTCCTTTAAAAGTATCAACATATTCAAAACTATCAACAGTGTATGAAGCAGTTATTCTATCAAACTTTATAATCGTTTTTAGAGTTCTTGCTTTTGTGTTACCGATAACGGCATATGCTTTTGCTCTCTTAGTTTCAACATCGCCGTTACCGCCACTGATGTAAATCTTTGGCGCCGATATATATCCGTATCCTGGACGATCGATTACGATTCTAGTTAATTTTCCATTAGATACATATGCTGTGGCTGCTGCAGGTATTTCTACGATGCCTGTTGTGCCGGTTGCAGTTCCTGTTGCTTGATCTACTGCAACAGGTGCTATACCACCACCAGTTAGCGCATTGTTAATGCCAGGTTGTGCCGGATTACCGTAATAGGTTGTTCCTAACACATACGGAAACACAGGAATTTCTGTATCATCGATTGTTGTAAAATAAGCATAAGTCCCGTTAGGATAATCTGGTGTAATACCAAATCTTCCGTTGTGTATATCTAGATCGCCAAGCCCGGTAAATTCATAATCCTGCACAAAGATTCCCATTGGAAACTTGCCAGTATCGGCAGCACCAGTAAGACTTCGATATGACGGACTCTTTAAATTAAATCCAGTTTTTAAAGCTGCAACTCCGCTCGAAGACGAAGTTGGATCACTATATCCGTACGGTCCATAAACTGGATAACCATCTAGTGCAAAACCTAATATTTTAGAATGTCCATCTGGATGTCTTAAACCGCCTTTTAGATAAGGTATCAACGACACTTCGGCTATACCTGTTGAGTTTACCGATCCTGCTGCATGTCCGGTACCATTTAACCATGCATTAGCAAAACTAAAATCATGATAATGATATTGTCCAGGGGGAGAAGCATGACCGCCTGCTGAATCCTCACCAAAATTATAACCAGCGTCTATGCCTTCTGATGCAGCAGCATTATAATTAAATCCTGCCGGAGCAGCTGGCCATCCATTAGGCGAACCATTTGCTGCTGACATGTTAAACATCGAAACGCCATTTAACCAATAACCAATTAATCCATAACCAACAGTAGTTTCTGATGCTGCAGGCTGATCTGTTCCTGCACGTAACGAGAATGTGTGATTGAATTCTTGAGGTGTAGGAGTACTCATTGGTATCGAACTATCGTTATATTCTATTCCATAACTATGATAAGGTAATCCTGTAGCAGTTATGTTAATAGTACCGCTAGATATCGTCCATGATGAAGATACTGATGTCATTCTTCCTAGCTGTGCTGCATCAGCTGCACCACTTATATCTGTACTTGAGGTTCCTGACAATGTAGCAACATCTGTTACTGTGGAGCTTGCGAATCCACCGGTTATAATAACTTTTGGAACACTTGTATAATCCATACCTTGATCATCGATAACAATAGATGTCAATTGATATGTATGATTTTTTGACCAACTCTTCCATGGATAATAATCAATTCTCGAAGAATCTTTAGTAGTTCTATCGATTCGATTTAAGAAATAATCATAATAAGGAGGTAAATCAAAGTCAGTCATTGCCTGACTTGCAGATTCTATGTAATCATACGAATCTACAAATTCTCTTATTTTAGATTTATAAGGTTTGACTTCTTCTATATAAGATTGATAACTTGCTAATTCATCACTTTGGAAAGTAGCTCTTTGTTTTAAGGTTCCAACTATATGATTAATTTTTAAGAAGCTGGTCTTAAACAACCAATCTGTATATAGCTGTTCACTCAATACATAATGTATGCTATTAAAGAAAGATCTTACATATTCTATCTTGAAGTCATCTACTAATATATCATCGCGTAGTGCGTTCAATATAATTCTTAATTCTTTAGTTGGTCCAGTATCATATAGATTTAAATCGTAACTAAATTTAGTATCGTACCCTAGGTCTTGATTTAGATTGTAAATTTTTGATGAGAACTCAATAGTATCTGCTTGTTTACCTACAACTACATAATCGTTAGTAAAATCAGCACTGTATGTTAGATATCTTCTTTCTAACAATAACCACTTACCGTAGCCTGCATCTTTAATTTTTACGATATCTCCCTTACGTACAGTAAGACCATTGAGATCAGCAGTTTTGTTGACTAGATGTTTTACATCTGAATCTAATCCATAACCTGTAGCATACCAATCTTTGTAAGACCAATATCGTGTAACATCATATGCCTGTGTTTTGGTCCTAGTCCATGCGCTTTTTATTGGATTCCATATTTGAATGCTCCACCCGTTATTTGCGTCTTCGTCTGTATTAACTAAAACAGAAAATCCTCGTACTTCGAGCTTAGTATCGGAATCATATTCTCTACCATTTTTAATTATTTCTGCTTTTATTATCATACCTTCTTTATCAATAACAGTAAGTATTTCTGCTTCTGATCCAGTTCCAATAATTTTTACGTTTGGACCATACCAAGTTAATGGAGTTCCTTCTATGTCTTTGGTATAAGGCTTGTTACATACATAACCATATCCGGGTTCATCTATGAATATGTTTAATAATTTTCCATCTACAACCTGCACAGATAGTTTAGCAGTTTTTAATTTCTCAGTACCTACGAATCTTAATTCATATAGAACATCAATAACCCTATCTATATCTCCCGAATTCAAAGTTGGAGACATTTCATTCATCTGTAACTTTTGTAAATTAACATTATCAACTACTTGATTAGTTGACAACACCGAATTTACATATTCGAAGAATTGTTTTAATGCTTCGAATCTATTAACAAACCAACTCTGTCTAGGACTATTAAGGTTGCCATATCTTTGTTTTTTGCTTAACTTAGTATCTGGAACTTGGCGTCCTAGTGAATCCGATCCTACTAAACTATCAAACCACTTTGATTCAATAGTCGATGGTATGATAGCACTAGCATCATTGTCTGCTACTAACGCATACTGTCTATGTGTGATAAGATCAGTATTATCAATTTCATAAAATTCAAGATTTAAACTTACATCAGCGTTAATTAAACTATTTTTAACATTGTTTAATGACAAACTATTTTTGTTAGTGGCCGCAACGTAACGATAACCCTGCGATTGAGGATCTAATATAAGTTTTGTAATTACTGCTCCGCTGATCTTTCTGTTTAGAACATTTGGAACAGTGTTTTTATACTTTACCCAATAGTAATAAAGAGTTGTCTTTGATCCACTAATAGGATCATATTTGAACTTACTGCTATATGTAAAGTTATCAGGATCTTTTGGTAATCCACTTATACCCTGTGATAGTCCATCGGCTGTATCTGCTATTTCTGCCCAACGACCTGGTAATAGTGTTGTTTCAACCCATTCATATATTTCAATCATAGATCCTGGGAACAGACGTCCCCAATGTATATTCCTATAAGTTGAATCGCCTTGCTCATACCAGGTATACTTTAGAGTAGATAGATTCCACCATAACTCTCCAACATGCTCGTCAGTCCAAGGATTAGTATGATCGATCGAAACACCCGTGTTTAATCCATATTCGTAAATCGCAGGATCATAATAAGTTTGATATTTGATCTCTTGCTCAGCCGGTGCAGGTATCTTACCTTTAGCAGGATCATAAAAATCTAGATTTGATATCAATTCACTCTTGGCCGTGTTATAGATAAATGCTTTTTTAAATTTAGACACATCAACTAATGAATCTTGCGATGCTTTTATATTCCAACTTAACGTATCATAATCAAATATAAAGATTGATCCATAACTGATGTTCCCTGTATGATTTGCAGGACTTCCAACGATCAAACTGCCGCTCATTAGCGTTAGAGATGCACCAAAATTGTCCAATGCTTCAAGTTCACTTGCTGCACTTAGTCTATCTCCGTATATAAACGTCTGATCAAACCTATTGTAAACAAATACAGATCCTGTATAAGGAGTTGTGTCATGGAATGTTGTAGTTTTTCCATCAAATGACGTTCCACGTAATACTGCGCTATTGGTATCTAATTCATAATTAACTGTCGACCCGTCACTAAAACTCAATCTTGCATTGTGCTTATCAAAAGTAAGCGTAGTAACATTACTGCCACCCATTGCAGCAACAACTAATAGACGTTCATCGCTGCTTAAATTAATTTTTGATCCAAATCTTTCATTGTCTAGTACAGTTGGGGGTACGATTAATTGTATTAGTTGATAAACACTATCTGAACTATCTTCTCCTGCTATTTCAAAACAGTAAACCGATCCAACATTGCTTCCTTCGATGTCATCGTTTGGACAAGAAGCAAACAAGAAATTATTTGTTATCTTGATACTGTATCCAAACATATCAGTTTCACTGAGATAGCTATCACCACCGACTTTGTTCGGAACTTTACCTGTTGCTATAGTGTGTCCGTCAATTATTTCTATTAATTCATATTCATGAATAGAATCTATACGATCAAACACATAAACTGCGCCCGTAGCCAGGAACGGAGCAGAAACTGCTACACGGCTACCATCGACACTCGAAGAAATATCATATCCATACATGCTTCCTGCTGATGGACTATAGATTGAATAGAAGGTACCAGTATTAGATCTAATATTAGTAAAATCTAACATTGGTTGATTGTTAAATCTCCAAGAATATGTTGATTGATTATCGATCGTCTTCCTAAATATCTGCACACGCCCTGTGGCATTTTGATAGTCCTTACAACCAACAAACAACCAGTGATCGGTACCATCATATGATAATGATACTTTACTTCCAAACTGTTCATTTGAGACTGGATCATTGGACGCCAATACTATTTCTCTAATGTATCTATTGCTCGAAGGATTATGTGTGTATACAACTACCATACCTTGGTTCATGTATCCACTACTATAACCTACACGTCTGGCTTCATATACGTAATCTAACTTCCAGTTTCCTGAAGTGCTTATATCTTGAGGGCCGTTTGCATTTTGTGAAACAAGATTCTCGTAAAAATTACCTTGGAATTTTACTACATCACCTGTTACATAAACGCCAGTTGGGCTATAATTTCCTAAAAAATAACTTTTAACATTACTTGTGCTCGGTGCACCAACAGCTAAAACACTACCATCAAAAGAAACGTCAATGCTAGTTCCAAATTTAATAAAACCTGTATCAGCAAAATTAGATGGAGCACGTAAAATTTCGATAAAATTCCATTTACTAACATGATTAGGACGATTGTAAACTAAAACAGCTCCTTGATCATAATAGTTAATGGCACTTACAAACATCCATTTTTCGTCACCGCTGAGCTTTATATCATATCCATATTGTTGATTGTTTTGTTTGATGTTTGGAGATAATTCACTTTCAGTAAAAGCATCTATATTCTCTAGTACTAACCATTTTCCTGATTTGTCACTATCTACCCACATCTTTTCGCCACGTATGTCTAAACGATTGTATCGTTTAGTCTGTATCGCTGCAGGAGTAGCAAATCTTGCAGATTTGATAGTATGCATCAATCCTTGTGTGCTATCTTCTTCTAACTTATAAAGAACTGAATTGAAAGTAAAGATTTCAACCATTCTTCCGTAAACGTTCTGTACTTTATACGATCCGTCTAATGCATCAAGGTTAGTTAATGTAACTATGTCGTCCTCAGCAATATCTGGTGCTGCGCTGCATTCTAAAGTAACGATATTACCGTCAATTGACCAATTAGTAACCGTGACTCCGGTATTGAAATATTCTAAAACATCCCAATCATTTGTAGCAGTAAATCCTAACCATATTTTATCTTTTTCTGCAAAGCGAGTAATGTCATAATTTAACAAAGTAGCTTCGTTAAACATGAGATGATTTACATCTTCATCTCTAACATAACCTGCAACTGGATATTTGAATATTCCATAATCATTTTGAGAATGATCCAGCTTAAACATTTTAAACGGATTACCATCATAGCTAACTGGCTTTATTGTCATCGATCTCGAAGATACATTGTAGATAGAAAGATCTGAAAAATCTTCGTTGTTTAATGTTAATACGATATCTTGAGGATTATGATGGAATTTAAGTTCATCTAACGGAAACTCTAGTTCAGTATAGGTATCTGATGCACCGTAGTCTCCTACTTTAAATGCCCATTCCTCTTTAACGTCTATTGTACTAAATCCGCTTGAACGCAATGCATCGAATAATTTTGTAATGCTGTTATACGTTCCCTTTTCTTTGATAAATCCTTGATAGAATTTATATTGTGCAACATCGTCGATGATAATGTTTTCTAAATACTGTCTCTTCTGATATCCAATAAGATGTCTTGCTAGAACTTGTTGATCGGTGTCATAAGCACTAGCATCTAAACTATAAAAATCTCGGAACTGTTCTATCCTATAATCAAAGTTTGGTATTAACCCAGAATCTGGAACAGAATTTATCTGCGTCCATAGATCGTAATTAAAATCATTTGCTCCTAAAATCTTATTAGCGGCTGTGAAATAATGATTTTTATATTTTACGATATCACCTATGTTATAATCAGTACTAGGCATCCATTCGTTTATCTTTACTTCATCATACATAAATCCTGGAGTTTCAAACCCGCCCTTCCAGTCAGTAGTTTTGAATCCATACAACTTAACTCGACCTTGTCTGTAACCGGCAACTACATCATATACTACATCATTAAAGACGCTAACATTATCAAGTAGTAATATATGTTCACGATATACTAAATTTGTTCTAATATGGAATATACCATCGCTAACTGTTGCTCCTGGTTTTAATGTAAATCCATTATCTGATCTATAAACATCTGCTGAACTTATGTTTAATGGTGTTCCATCAGCTTTGAGAATACTATAATCATAAAAATCTGAATCCATTTGATCAACTGATGCGTTTATTTTAGGAACAAACGTCAATGAATTTGCTGCTGGACTCAATGTTATTACTGCACCTTCTGACCAGTTCTGTAAAGTCCAAAACATAAATTCTTTAGCACTAGTTAACCAGTTCAACGGTGTTTCAAGTGCCTTGCTATAATCAGTAAACTCAAAACCAAGATCTTCTAATCTTTTCTGATATCCTAAAAAGAAATCTACCATTTCTTGCACGGTTTCATAAACAGTGCCGTATGGTATTCTAACAGATATATCATCAAATGTCGTACGACGATATGCACTAACTCCGCCAACCGTGGGTAATTGTGCTAAAGGTGCCCATTTTTCAGCATCTACAGCAAAATCAGGCGACGATGTGTGTGCTATCTTAGCTCTATAATACCTGTTATTGTCGGCTATGATTTGACCTTTAATGTAATATTTTGCTGACGTCCAATCAACGTACGATTCCGATATGCCACCGATAGATATGTTTATATCTCTCTGGGTTGATCGTATTGGAAATATTTCAAAATAGTTCTTTTCAGTATCATACCCTTTTATTTTAAATCCGTTTCTTGCTAAGGTTTCTCTAATCCAAATACTATTATTAAAATCAGCGATGAATCTATTGGAAATATTTAAAGATGTATCATTATTACTGGTATGATTAACAGTACAACGATAGATATCATTTTGGAAAACTACTTTTTGATCTTTTCTATATTTTATACCAGATTGCCAAGCAGGATAATTAGTTCCAAGTTTTTCTACAATCACTCCACTATATGTAACAGTATCAACTGGTTCGCTTTTATCATAGAATATCTTATAATTTTCTGTAGGTAAGAAAACTGTACCAGTTGCATTTGGGGTACGGCTATCTAGCAATACTTTTATCTTATCTTTACTAGTAAATCCTCCCATTCTATGAGAAAGTTTAGCATTAAGCCCAGTTAATTGGGTTTTGTATTGATCAATGTTTACATACTTCTGCATAAAGATGTATTCTTCGATTATGTTAGCCAATCCTGAAGTAAAAGTTCTTGGTGAGTTTGGATTATTTTTATCTCCTATCACAACATCTGAAAAAATCAAATCTGAAGGTCTAAAATTATCACCCGTTGGAGTATAATATATTTGATTAGCAAGATTTCTTTTTACAGTAAATCTATCCCACATCTTTGTTATAAATTCTGATCCTCTAAGCAAACACACCACAACCATAACAGAATATGGATATTCGCTCGATCTGCGCCAGGCTGTTTCAACTGGAGCTTGATCACCGAAATCATAATTTTGTTTAGAAAGTATGAGAGAGAAATCCTGTGCTAGATTGCTATCCAGAGGACTGATTAGATTTCCGTCACCGTCGACAGGTAAATGCATACTCATCCCTGGGCGAGCATATCTTAGATCAATCCTTCTATTGTTAGGATCGTTAATCTTACCTGCTTCGATTGAATCCCACATGATTTTATTTTGATTAGTATACGGAGCTGCACCATATGTGCGCTCCCACCAATAGGGTTTTATACTATAACCTTGCATTTCCCAAGGATGCGTATGTGGGCGATCTGTATCATAGAAGTATTTGTAAATGCCTCTCCAGTATCCGTATAAATTTTCTCTAGTTACTGGAGAAATAGAATTATTATAATTGTAAGTAAAACTCTCACCGTCAACCCAATAATCATTGCTAGCAAAATCCTGATCAGCAATGCTATTCCATCTTAAGAAATCAATCAACGTGATTTCGTTGATTTCTTCTTTGGTATAATCTCTACGACGATAATGTCCTCCGAGTACATCATGTATATTGAATAATGTATCATCATATGTAACGCGACAGGTATTATATATTCTCTTTTCGAGTTCAAGTAACAGTTGGTCACGAATGTCGCCATATGTTTTTATTATACTACCGTCATGCCCTTGTATTATTTCTGTAGGTTCACGATATGTATAATCGATCGAAATACCTGGAACAAATGCAGGATAAAGTCCTAGCTTTGTTGGAGTAAACGGAACATAGCAACCATCGGTGCTAGCATAATCTCTGATCTTTATCTTATCTCCAAGTTCTAACGGATGTGTGATTTGTACAAACGGCTCTATATCACTAAAGAAATATTCTTGTCCATAAACTAATTGTATATCGTTTAGATATACCAGTATTGATCTTTTATCCTGCGCTTGTGGATCAAAAATACTGTTTATTATAAAGTATGGCATCCTAGGATCAACTACTGTATAATCTCTATCACTAGATGCACCATAGGGAAACATGTCTGAAGAATGGAAAGGAGAAGTATCTATATGTCTAGAATGAGAATATTTGTACATTATCTGATCAAATATCTCTGCTACAGTGCCACCATATGATGTAGTTTTAGCAAGACGTAGAAACTCTTTCTTAAATTCTGAATATGATCTTGATGTCCACCTTAATGCTTTAACTATGTTTGCATGTCGGTCAGTTAACACGAAAGCAGAAAGAGGCATAGATCCTGCATGTTTTAGAAATCTTCTTCCATATGCTGAAACGTTACCTAGGACATTTAAATTACCCAATCCTGGAAAATTACCTCTATATTGATCTAGATTTTCAACAATAGTATGAACGTGGTCAGTAACTTCGCCGAACGTAAAGTTTTCGATTACATTGTTAAGAGGATTGTTTTGCCAATGCAAAGGTATCTCATAATAACCTTTTAAATTTTTATTCGATACTGATCTTACTTTATAAACAACTTTATCACCTGTTGCTAAAGCAGTTCCAAATTTCATATAAGACACACTGTTAACTAATTGATAAGTTACGTCTGATCGCTTAATATTATTAACGTAGACCCGTATTTTTATATCCGAAATAGTGCCGCTGTCGTCGTAAACATCAACCGGAACAAGATCAGTCGGTGCGGTAACTATTAGTATCCTCACTACTGCTTGTTCTAAATCTATATTAGTCCTTGTCCACCCGTTTGCAAAAACAAAATTACCGTAATCATCATATTTTCTAACGAATCCTGTCTTTGAAGAAACTGTAGTAACTTCAGTATCATTTTTGTAAGTCCATGTTTGAGTTTGTATGTCAAACTCAAACTGTATATCGCCTGTGTTGTTAATATTGAGATGAGATATTGGAAATCCTAGTTCTGTATCATTTGTTCCGGTTCCAATTTTATACCCAAATAATCTGTTTCCTGAAAATTTATTATTCGAATAAGTTGATTCATCTGAGAAACTAACTGTGTTCTCGTCAAAGAGATCAAATAACGGTGCTTGATTTACAGATATTTTTTGTTGTGCTTTTTTCCAAGCATTGTTTTGGTAATAATAAGACGAGCCTCTATTCAAAGCACCATCAATAACATAAACTACTTCACCTTCTGCCGGGTCGGTGTCTGTAACTTCGACTAGATTTATCTGTTTAGTTGTAACTTGGTTTGCTATGTAAGCATCAAATGTACTTCTAAAAGCGATCTGTGCCTTGTTAATAGTATATGTTCCAACACCCCCGTTGCCCGGATTTAAACTAACCTTGGCTATAACATTATAGATTCCAGAAGTCGTACTGAGAAAACTGAGTCCAGCCATAGCATGTGCATAAGTGTCTGTAATTCTTATATTTGTTAATTTGTCGCCCGAGGATGACATGATGTAATATGTTGTACCAGCAGGATCATATCCAACAATTGAACCATATATCAGATTACCTTTAATAAAGATGCTCTCGCCCTGAATATAAGTGCCAGACGATACTTCCAATTCTCCGCCAGTTCCAACTATTTTTAATGAGGATATACTGCTACCGTTTGCTGTAATAATGGTATTCGCAACAGAAACATTTGATGAATTAATAAGGTGTCCAACAAGTATAGTTCCTGTAATCATCGAAGTTACTGTTAATGTTGTTCCGGATATAGATCCGATAAACTTTGCACTCTGTTCTGTAGATATATTTGTTACTTCAAATATTTTACCATTAACTAGCGGGTCAGTATCTGCTGTAAACAGAATTCGATGCCCAGGGACGATTGATACACCATCAATACTATATCCTGTGCTTCCTTCTATAACTGAAAAAACATCTGTAGTAAAAGTATCTACTAGATGAACATCTTTCTTTGCTATCCAGCCGTACTTGTGTAATTTAATATTGGAATCAAATTCAATAATAGGTCTAGAAGCTCTGAGGTTTTGATCGAGATTTGATACTCGCTTGTTTGCTCGTGCTGCTGTTTCAATTACCGAACGATGAAACCATCTATTATTTCTAGACCAAGTGTTTCTATCTGTAGAAGAACGATTGATTACGATATAATCTTTAGCTGTTGGATAGTTTAATGCGCTTTCCCATGGAAGAGAATCAAACGGTTGTTCGTCAAAAGGAACGTCAATATCTGAATTGTTAATAGCAGGAGATCGGATGTCGGCTTCTGAAACTAATTTTATTTTTTCTCCTACACCTTCTACATACCAATTTCCTTCTGCATACATAGCAGGTGCAACTTGACCTATGAATTTTACCTTAAGGCCGTTTACAAACTGTATTCCGGTACTGCTTTTAAAATACTTTTTTCCAATTATTTCTTTTTCAACATCGAGCTTTGTAGCTTCAGATATATCACGTATGTCTATCATACCTACAGTATCGACATTGTTATTATCAATATAGTATAATAGCGCAGGAGTACTGTCTGTAATTTCAAACTGTACTGTTCCTCTTTCTACTTTTTGTTGTGTAAGTCCTACGTTGTAAAAAAACGTATCACCAATAACTGGTTTTGTTTTTATACAAAACGGTTTACCGGGTGAATTAATACGGAATGTATATTTTAATCCTCTGTATAATGTTAATCGAGGATTTGATGTTAATCCGTCTGGAGTAAACACATAAGAAATATTATCTCCTTGAGAAACTGAAGTTATATTATAAGATGATGTAGTAGATTCTAACTCTCCGTAAATGCTAATAGGATCAGGGCCACTCGGTAACCAGTAATATTCTCTGAAGTTAACAAACTTATCCCAATCAATGTATGGATCCCATGCGTACGATTCAACTTTGTTTAGTTTACTATGATTTCCAACAGGTGCACCAAAGTATCTTAAAGTATTAATATAATCAATATAGTCAGTATACCATTCTACTTCTTTTGTTACTGGATTTTCATAAACATATGCTGGTTCTAATTGATAATATTGTCGAGGAAATGACCCTTCGGTGACATAGTTATCACTATCAGAGTAGTTTGGAACGTCCTTGCGACCTATGTAGTCGTTGATTCGTGTTAGTTTTCCTGGTTGTATTAGGGGATCTAATGTACCTCCAAGGAATTTTTTATTTTGATCTGTGCGGAAATACCTAGGAAGATGATCTGCTGACGCTCTTTTGTTTAAAGCTGTTACAGATATAGGTATCCCGTTTTCATTTTGATCATTATTAGCCATTTAAAAATCCAAACTCCGTTTAATAACTGATAGAACTCAATATGTTAGTTGTATTCACTTCTTGTATCGATGTAGTTACTATGTAACCTGCCGTTTTCATCTTTGCTGCCGTTAGTGCTTCTATTATTTCAATATCACTAACAGTTGTACCACTGATAAAAATTTCATTCGGCGCTGAGGTAATCTGTTGTAAGCTACCATATACTTGATCATTATTTGAAGGTACGATAATGAATGTAGTAATATATGGCATCAACTTGTTCATTACAAATGTTGACAATTCACTAAAATAGAACGTATCACCGAAATCCCAGTTATCTAATGCAAAGAATTGATTTATAGCCGATACGATTCTCGTCTTGATATCGTTTTCAGTAATAACTTGTTCTTTATTTTTTACAACTTTAAAAGATGCTTGAAGTGTTTTATCAGCTTGTGGTCCAAAAAGAACTTTGTATTTTACCGGATGATAGATTATCTCATCACTAATACTTTTAATCTTATCTAGATTAACTCCGTATGTTAATCTTAGATCTGTACTACTCGGTGGCAATGGTTGTTCAGATATATCACCTCTTAAGAATTTTCTATATTCATTGTCATAGTTCTTTGTTAATAGATAGATATCCATTATGTTAGTTGAGCTAGGATCTATTCTCATAGTTGATTCGGCATTATGGATATAATGGAAATATAAATCATTACGACCAATGTTAGCATAGTAGTCTTGAGTTACAACTAACCGTCCCAAAGACATATCTAATTTCTTAACTATATCATTTTGATAAAAATAGAATAATTGTCCATCTTTATATGATGTTAAATTTGTTACCTGTGTTTCAGATTCTAATATTTTAAACATACCAGTATCGTTACTAATGTAACGATAGTCTTCTACATAGTTGTCTGTGATATATTTTTCAAAAAATACAAAACGAGATTGATTGCTCGAAGATGGATCAACGATAATATCAAATTCTTCGGGATTATCAACTATTCCGTCGTCATTTGTGTCTGAGAATGTAACTTTTACAGCTTTACTACTAGTATATCCGTCACTTTCTGCAGTATTTCCGATTATTTCCCAAGCATAATCTTTAACTAAACTGTTACTACTATTAGGTTTAGTATTAAATTTTAATACAGATACTTTATCTTTTTGTACTAACCCGGTTGCTGAATCATATATCTTTCTAGATCCATCGAAGAAGAAACGATTCTCTTTGATAGATTCAAAATAATATTCTAAACCTCTATAATCTACTTTATAAGTTTCACCGTCGGTAGTAAAAGAAATTACCCAGCTACTATCAAGTTTCTGCCCGGTGTTGTCTCCAGTTTTGCCTAAGCTCCAAGCAGACAATAGATTTAAATTTCTATCCTGTACTAAAGACCAAATTCTTAAAGTTGAATCGTATCTTAAACCAAAATTCCTATAATTGAATATAGAATCAAGAACTTGAGATGTAACTGTACTTGAAAGATAACTTAAAAACTTAGGAATAATTTGTTTAACTATCGATCCGTCTGGAATAATGTCGTTAACTAATATTGGGCCTAATCCGGAACTTAGTTTTCCTGATCCATTACCTTTACCGTCACCGGTTACCGAAACTACTTTTACCCACATGCGGTCCGAAGTGGTCGACGACTCAGTGGTTACTAATGTTCCGTTTTTTGCAAAATAATATCCAGCTGGTGGAACTATCTTTAACAAACATCCTGGTTCAACGTATTTTAAAATGCTACCTGTGTATATTCCAACACTAAACGGTAACTCATTATCTTTATCTGCGAGATAAGCAGTAGTTTCGTTGTACCCACTGGTTACCTGTTTAAAAATAGGAGATATATCAGTTAATATTAGCTTATCATAATACGCATAATAAAAATCTCTCATCATAGATAGTTTAGTAAGTGGTTCTATCTTATTTTTTATTACATTTTCAATATCTGTTAATGAATTAAATGTAAAATCAAAACGATGATGTATATTCTCTCTATAAAGTATACCGTCAGTACAGAACGCATTAGTTGAACTATACTTTCCCGAAGGATCTATTAGATCATAGTTACGACTGATACCACTAGCAGAACGGTTAACTGATTTAACCTTAGCTATACTCTGACTTATCGCAAGAGGAGCTAGATTATAATCTTCACCAGTAATCATTCTATCCTGTGTATAGTATGTCGCAGGTGCTCTTGTTTTAATATCTTGATTAGATTCAGTACTTGTTGCTGTGCTAACTGAAGATTTTAATGATACTACGAGTTTTAATTCTTCAGTGCTACCTGAAACTGTTAGATAAGGTACTGTTATCTGCACCCCTCTCAAATCTTTTGGATTTATAGTAAAGGTTGCACCAGCAGATGTTCGATAATAACATCTAAAAGATCCTCTTGGTAGGTTAGCAAATACACCATCACCGAATACTAAAGATATTCCATCATTACTAGTAGTCTGAACACCGTATATGTTCTTTATCGTCTTATCGATACTGTTATAGATAACATTGTTTCCGGTAAGTGTTGGTACCTTCTTCCAAATAGTCGATTCATTACCTAGATTGTTTAGGCTGTATAACCAAACATCATCATTGTTAATATTAACATCATTGATATTAACTATTTGATTTGTAGTTGGGTTAGTTAATGAAAAATCTTGCTTTGAAAGTACCCCTTGTCTAAAATGCATAAACCATCCAGTGTTTGGACTTCCATATCCCTGTTGATCATCTCTATAGATAATCGCTACACGATTAAAAGGCAATGGGGTATCTTCTTGTATAGCACTGTCCTTAATAACTGTGCTCATTACTTCGAATGAATATGACTTACCATCTATAGTTTTATTAAATGGAAATACAGGTAAGTCACCGATCGCACTAGCGAGCCTATACTGTTCTGTATAAACACCACTTACCATATCATATGTTTGTGGAACTCCAAATTCTAGCGGAGCAACCATCGCAGAGTTCATTATTTTAATATATTGATCAAACCAGTTACCGTTTGATGGATCGTTCCAAACTACTTCTATGTTTTGCAGATTACGTCCAGCACTGTCGATAACTTCTTGTGTAGTTGATATTGATTCTACCTTCAATAGACCGTTGGCACAGATATTACGTTTAGCATTATAGCTCAACATCTGAGCTAATCTAAGAACACTTTCTCTTCTTTCTGCTAACTCGAGAAAGTTTTCACGTGCATTAAGATCGATCCTGAAAGCTAAACTCTGACCAAGGAATGCAATGAGATCGATTAAAGCTAGATATTCGCTAGACTCAATATAGTCATTAAAATTTTCTGGATATTTTTCTCGCAAATACGCGATCATCACCCTTCTTATGTTTTCAAAATCATAACTAGTGAAGTCGGCGTTCTTAAAAGTTTGGTAGATTTTCTTCCAATCTTCTGACAGAAATAGATTATTTTGACGTCCGGTTGTAGACATTGATCAATTACCCCGTTTAGTTTATTTATTTTAATAAAAATCTGACGTTTTATTAAAGCAGGCCGTTACGTGAGTCAAAACCAAATTGTAAAGTTTCCTGTATGTTATAAGGAACATATTTCAACACAACTTCAACTTGTATGGCTTGTTCTTTTTGAGTTACAGTAATGTTAACTGGATTTGTTCGGGGATCATAGTTTACTATCCTAGTAACATCATTTACTATAAGCTCTTTGGCTTGTTCTGTCATTGGTTCGAACAACATTTCCCAAATAATTGTTCCAAATTCAGGATTTTCAAGTTTCTCACCTTTACGTATATGAAAATGATTGATAAGATCTTGTTTAATCAATGCCAAATCATAGAGTGTCGAATTAGATGCAGCAGTACTAACTGTGCTAAACCCACGATAATTCTTAGGAGAGAATCCAACATGCCTCTGATCAGTGTTTATCGGATTGATATTTAAATTGTTATAGCCCTGTGTTGACATTGTTTCTCTCTTCTCTAATATTTATTGAATAAATTATTAAGGTTTATTGTTCCTTCTATCTAACATAAGTCTAACTCTTTCAACACTTTTTTCTGGAACTGCCATAACACTAGCTACTGTAATTGGTCCGCCTGGGGATTCTCTTAATCCTTTGTTCTGTTCCCAAACTTTTCTCTGAAAAGCACTACGAGTGTCATAGGGATATGCTATAACTGCACTGGGTTGATCGCGCACCATCGCAGGATAGAATTGTAATAGATACATTCTTCCTAAGGTGAGGTTACCAATCTTATATACTTGTCTGTTTAAATCAAAGAACTGTTCTACGATGTCTAACTGTTGTACCCTAGATAGACTTACAATATTGTTAATATTCCAATTTGTTTTGTATTTTTGATTAATGGCTGTTAGTGCTTGATTACCAAATTGTATCAATCCAACGAATACCTTGTTTGGATTTACTGCTGTAGGACTACAAGATGACTCAATAAACATAAGGGTCATCATTTCTTCTAATTTCATTCCATACTTTGAAGCCAGTTTACCGGTTTTAGCTATAAATTCTTCATCCTGTAACCAACTCTTTGGCATTCTATCTATTGATCCATCATTATAATCTGTTGGATAAACAGTATTAGAATCTGCTCTAGTGTCGTTTTCTTGGTTTGCGGTGGCACCCTTACTAGTTGGAGATGTTCTGCTAAAGTTGCCAGCACCCATAGTGCCGCTACTATTGCCTTTTTCGTAACCTGCATCACCGCCCTGTGTTGATGATATCCTCTGACTATCTTCATTTCGTTCAATTCTTGTTCGTTCACCGTCCTTGGTATAAGGCATCTGTGGATCTTCTCTGTTGGTAAGTTCTGAAGTAAAGCCTGGAGGATTCAGATTTTCATGATGTTCCCAAGGTTCATGCGACGGGGCTCTCTTAACTATTGTTGATCCAACACCCGGAAGAGGATATAATACTAGTTCTTTTATCGTATGATGCGAAGATTCGGCGCTAACTGCGGACTGTGCTTGCTTTGCAGTAGTTGGTGCCGGACCATTTATGTCAACTTTAGCACCTTTAATAACAATATTGCCGCCTGTGCCCATGCCTAAACTAGCAGAAGTTATATTTAGAGCACCACCTGCAAGCAAATCAAACGTACCTTGCGATGATATCGCAGTTTGTGCTCCTAATAAGTTTAAACTCGCGCCTGACGTTACGTGCATTGCTCCACCAGACATTATTTCTGTCATACCGCCCGAAGTTAAACGTACATCTTGACCTTTGGCGTGTAACCCTTTGGAACTCGAAATGTATGTTGCACCACCAGCAGTGACTGAAAAATCACTAGCAGCACCAAACAATACGTTACCTCCGGCATTAAAAGCAACATTTTCTACAGCTTGTCCCCGTATCCTAGTTCCTGCAAATAGATTTAGAGCTCGACTTGCATGTAAATTAATGTCTCTGTCGGCAACAAAATTAAAATCTTCCTTGCTGTGTATACTAATACTATCCTCGCAGAAGATATCTATCTTACCATTACTGGTAAATTCGATCCAAGCTGACCCTTTTGAATTGGTTATGTAAATTAAATCTTCACTGTTGTGTAATAATATCTGATGTCCTGTACGAGTTCTGATACGAAAGCTTTCATCTTGAGGATAATTGTTTAATCCTCCACTTCCTCCTGCTTCTATATCAACATATTCAATAGGACCTTCATCTGGTTTAGTTTTTCTTACTTTACGATCGTTACCATCGTCCATAACTATCGAATGCCCGCCCATGCGGCTAGTAAACTTCGTTATCTTGCTGTCTTTTCTACCGATGCTACCTTTATGTGATCCGTTTCGTTTATCTAGCGGACCGGGGGTACTGATACCGTAAACATTGCTAGGAGTATCTCTTCTAGCTGAACTAGTATGTGTTCCGCGTGTCGGATCTCCAAGTGTTCCTTGTTTTGATAGGCTATCTGCTATTGGATGAACGGGTTTCTTCATGTCATCGACTTTAGCATTGGGAGCTAGTTTGCCTTCTTTAACAGAAGCTCTATTAACTTCTGCTACTGGTACAGGGTTATCACCGTATTTGTCTGTAACTTTTTTCTTTGCTCCGGTCCATTTTTGATCAGTGCTGTCATTTACAGTATCCGATACCGATTTACTTGCTGCAATGCCTGGTATCATGTGATTCATATAAGCATCTTGCACACAACCAACCCAATATCCCTGTCCTGGGTCGCTCTCAACAAAGATAACCATTACCAAACATCCAATGTCTGGAGGAACAAACCACATACCATAACTCTTTTGTGTGTGATTAAAATCTTTATCGTCTGAGCCATTGACGGCGAGATCTGAAACTCCATAGAATGGACTACAGTATCTTACTACATATAACTGTTGATTAGCTGAGTTTTGGTTACCTACATCTCGTAAGAGTTCAACTTCCAATGCACCCTGCCTCATAGGATCTATATTATTAACTATTCTCCCAATAAAAGGTCCTGGACTTGAGAGTCTATCTCTATATTCATTACTAGAATTTCGTTGTGAATCTGCCATTGTTTACTGTCCTAAAAATCCAAAAAATGATGAAGCTCTACCGCTGCTAGAAAGTTGGAATTGTAACCTAACAGCATGTATTACTTGTGTAAATTTTCCTCCCATAAATTTAGATTCTACTTTTATTATCTTATACAACCCACTCAGTTGGTCAACCTGTGTAGAAAATTTATATAATCCAGTTACTGGATTTAAATCGATCGGAGTTCGTAATACTATTCCTATCTGAGGTTCGCTACCTTGATAGTTCATCGACCCATCTTCTAACATGTTAGCACCAACTGGGTTTTTTTGTTGGTTACCCATACCACTGCTAGAAATATAATAAGGATCTCCCATTATAGTTAATGCTATCTTAACCATATCACCTTCGTTAGTTAATAGCTTCTGCATAGTTTCTGCTTGTTTACTAACTGGACTGTCTGATCCGTGTCCTTTGATGTCTGTTTGATTAGATCCAGATGTAGGATATACACTACCAGGGAGTTCTTTTTTATTTGGAGCGTTACCTGCTTGTATGTTTTTCTTAGGATCTTTATCTTCGTTCAACCCGCCCTGATTCGCATTATTTTGTGAAGTTGAAGCAGTACCGTCTGCAGGAAGATCAGTAAAGAACGCCACGTTAAACTGTAGATCTAGATTTAATACTTCAGTATTCTCTCCAGAATATATGTAACTGTAAACTCTGTTTACTGTTTTCTTTTGATTTTCTAATCCTGGAGGTTGCACATTTACTGGCATAAACTTATCAACTGCTACATCGTAAGGTACTACCCTGTAAATCCTAGTTCTATTTTGTCTACCATACTGCGGGTTGTACGCATTGTCTATAACATTTGATTCGATCCTAAACCAATGCATCATTCCCAGGGGGTTAGTCATTAAGGTAGGGTTGATTATCTGCTTTACGATATAATCACTTCTAAGTATAACTGCTGTAAGTATATCTTCTATTTTCATTTCCTGTGGGAAATGCATATTTTTATCTTTATCGATTTTAACTGTATTATCTTTGTAAATCTGTTTCGCAACATCAAATACTTTAGGCATATCAGGAAACGGTACTGTTCCGTTATCTGATAGATTTTTATAAAGGTCGCTGCTAGCAATATCGTTTCCGGTATTTCCTTTGACAAAGAATTGAGAAGGGAAATGTATGTCAATCTGATCAGTAGATTTTTCTAATCCAGACTTAACGTCCCCTTGGAACATTGACTTAAATGCTTTAACCAACCCGCCTTCGCCTGATCCTAACAGATCCTTTACACTCTTACCACGCAATGTAACATCGCGCATTACTGCTGTGTTTTCTTTTCTAAAGACCAATTCATTATAAGGTATCGCAGTACAATCATAAATTGAACCACTGTGTGTTACTCTCATCTGAGATTTAATCATCTTAATGGGAATGTATCGATTTAAACTAGGATCTATTCCCGATTTACCATTAACATCGGTCCACCCTGCAAATTCTATCATCATTACATAAGGAGCTTCTCTAAAATTTTCATATCCACAGGCATTAGCACCGTTCTGCATGGTTAAAAAGAATAAACCCATACTATAGGGTTCTATTACTTTAAAAGTAATCTTAAAAGCATTTGTGTTTCCGGTCTCTTCACTGTTAGTTGGTATAGTTGATATTACTACATCGTCAATGAAATAATCAAAAGACCCAAACTCTGTCTTTACTCGATTAGCACCATGCCCGCCCCAATCACCTTTAGTCGATGCTATGATATTTTTATTTAACATCTGTTTGTTGAAGCTTCCGCTATTCTGCGCTGATTTGCTAATCGCACTTAATGTAAAGAGAGGAATAAACGATGAATACTTTCTTAGAGCATTTGTACCAGCGGCGGTCCACCCCGCCGATTGTGCTAATGAATCAGGGTCGCCAAACTGCCCGCCGAACGCTGCTGATCCAAGTAGTCCTGCATTAAACCCCAGTCCTAAAGATCCTAGTCCGCTATATGCTCCAACACCATTTCCCATACCTGAAAGAACTGCTGCGGCACCCCTTCCAATAGCTGTTATTCCATTTCCGACACCGTTAACTAAGGTACCTAATAGGCTTCCATCTTGCGAACCGGATTTTGCTCTCTCTCCTGATGTTGAATTGTCACTTGAAGTTGTTAACTTAGTGCTACCAGGATCTTTACTTCCGCTATTTAGAAAAGTAGGACTACTCATACTATCAGCAGGACTACCATTGTCATTTTTAGTATCAATAGTTTGTATCGCGTTCATACTATCGATTTCAGTCTGTCGAAACGACTTACTGTCTGTATAACTTGTATCACCCGAAGCAGCTTCGGATCTAAATCCCGAAGACGAAATATTTTCACCATTACTGGTTGCACCAAACTCATTGCCGCCACCAACACTGCTCTGTGTGGGATCAGTAGTATAACTTACTGGAGTAGACGATCCACCAAGCGAATAAGGATCATCACCCGAGCCAGGCACTACGGTTGAGCTGCTTGGCGAATCCATTGATCCGCCTATTGAATATGGATCTTCACCAGCACCCGGAACAACAGTCGACGGACTGCCTGGTTCCATGTTCATATCTGGCCAATCGTTGCCATCTTCTCCCATGATACCCATGTTATTATGTTAATCCTAATTTTGCTAATAAATTACTTCTCTTTGGAAGTTTGATCGTGATACCTGCACGGAAATCATAGATAGGATCCGATATTATATCTACATTACGCTGTGAAAATACCCACCAGAGCCTCGGTGTTCCATATAAGTCATAGGCTAACAGATCTGGTCTATAGTTATACTGTGGTTTAATCGTATATTCAAAGTCATCAGCTGCTGCTGGTACCGGTCTGGGTATCCATATATCCAGATACAATCTGTTTTGCGAAGTTTCAAACCAGGGGCTTGAAGATGTATATCTAGCCATTAGATGAATCCTTTTCCGTCAGGTGCTGTTACTAAATTTCCACTAGCAAATGCAGTTAAGTTAAAGCTCTTTAATTTTTCTCTGCTTACTACAGGCGATACTGTTACAGATATAGTCGACAGTGTTGGAACGTAGCTTATCTGGCTACCTGTTCCGTTCATTGATCCGCCTGCACCCATATTCACTGATATATAATCAACATCGTCTGGTAATTGTATACTGAATGATTTTATCACTACTGCAACATTTTTATAAACAAAGTCGCCGTAACCGTTAAGTGTACATATTGGTGGCGGGTTTCCTAAATTTGGTCCTTGACCAAAATACATCTTAGTTGCTGAACGCAAAAAGTGCATCGTAGCTAACCAATACATACCTTCGCCCATATCCTGTACAGTAAACTTTCCAGATATAACAATATCTTCGATCTGGCTGTTCTTGTATGCTTGGAATTGATAGTTAGTATGAACTACAGGCATAGTTTCATATACAGCAGTATGATTCATAGTGATAGTAGGAAGATAAGGAAAAATCATTCCACCCGTTGTTGCTAACGGTGCCATAGCATTACTTCGATATATTATGTTACTTGAAATCTTAACTCGCCAATCTTTATGCTCTGCTCCAGTTGAGAATTCAGCCATAGTGTTTCCACTACCATAAGAAACTTCAGCACCATACGGTATACCTTGCATCCTAAACGAACTCATTAATCCATTTGGATCAGTGCCACCAAAAGCTCCTAATACAGCCCCAACACCTTGTCCTATTCCATTGAGAACAGAACCAATACCTTTGGTTATACCGTTTCCGATATCACCTAATATACTTCCTCCGGTTATATTTTCGTTTACAAAAGTTTGGCTATCGGCTGTACCCGCACCTGCACCTGTAGTGGCATCACCTAAATCTGACGGACGCGATGGTGGTTGTGCTACTGAAACTGTATCGCCAGGAACAGCATCAACTCCTTGCCTAAATCCTGTGTTACTAGGAGAAGAACTCGTTACATCTCCTGGTATAGTATCCGGACCACCTCTAAATCCTGTGTTTGATGCAGTAGCTTCTGGAGTAGAAGGAGCATTATTTCCATATGGTGATGATCCCCAGGATTGGTTAGCCTTGTCGGGCATCAGAGATTCAACTTCACCGTTATCGTTTATAAAGGTTCCATACCCACTACCTAGGTTTCCTGTATCGCTATCTGCAGCAGCATCATAATTATTAATCTGGTCGCCAGGATTGCTATCACCTGTAGCAAGAGGTGTATTGTACGAATCATCGCCGGTCGTACCACCTATATCAGGCGTAGCTCCCTGTCCGTAATCTCCGGCTCCGGGGTCAGATTGTAAATCTGTCGTTGGCCAATTATTGTCATCCTCACCGCCAAATGTACCCATACCAATCTCCTTAAATATATTTATTGCATTTAAAATCCAGTGATATTATAATGTATTTGGAGGACTATTGATGGCTAAAGTAAATTATCTTAATAATAAAGACTTATTAGACGAGATTCATAAAAGTAAAAGTTCATACAGCAGTTATGTTGATCCGTCATACGGAGAATATGATTTAATATTGCCCACCATAGACAAAATAAATGTTAGAACTGTAGCAGAAGCTAAGAGAATAAGAGCAAAAAAACTAACTTCAAGAGAATTTGAAAGACGCAAACTCGCAGGAGATAAAAAAAGTAAACTAAGCGATTGCGAAATTGATTATAGAAAGATAGACAAATCAGATATCGTATTTAGGATCATGACATTTGATCATATTCCACTGGCCCCTGGCCGAAAAAAGAAGGCTAGAACTGTAGCAGACTCGCATGATAAAGTAAACTTCCCTCCATTCCAACATTGGAAGTTTGACGAAAACGGAAACCTATTATGCGTGGGTAAAAGCCATTGGATCGGTGGTATGGAGAATGGACACTTCTCCAAAGATCATGGACAGTTTACCAATAAACTAGCTAGAATGTTTATGAAACTCTGCGAACGATACGGAACTAGAAGTAACGTCCGAGGTTATACTTACAACGACGAGATGCGTGGTCAAGCTATACTACAACTTACACAGATTGGGCTACAGTTTGATGAAAGTAAATCACAAAATCCTTTCGCATACTACACAGCAGCAGTAACAAATAGCTTTACACGAGTTATTAATATCGAGAAACGTAATCAAAACATCCGAGATGATATTTTAGAAATGAATAACTTTAATCCAAGTTATACTAGACAAAGTAACCATGAATGGCAGTTAGCTACCGATCGTAATAACAGCGGTAGCGGAAGTTCTGATTGACCTTAAAACACGTTCCTGCTATTATAAACATGAGGATAACTTATGGGATTTTTTAAAAAAGCTGCTGTTTTTACCGACCTTCATCTTGGATTGAAATCTAATTCTAAATCACACAGCGACGACTGTGTAGAATTTGTTGATTGGTTTATCAAAACAGCCAAGGAGAATG